AAACAACAAGCAGAATTCAAGCAGGTCAGAGCGAAACGATGACAGCCTCGCGCAATACCTCGCAGAGCTTGGAGAGCAAGGTGGAGATTGCGAAGGCATGGAGAATACTCATGTCTCGGAACCTCGTTACATCGGAAGTGGGCGGCACTGATTACCGAGTGTTTGAGCACGACTTATCCGACCTGTCGTTATCAGAGATTCAAAGCGGCGTCAGGAAAAGCAAGGACTTTACCGGATATTTCACTATCCCCAAGTTCCGAGAGCTTTGCAAAATATCGCCAAGCGAATTCGGGCTTCCAGATGTTCGAAGGGCGTTCAATGAGTGCTTTCACGGCGGCTTTGGTTTTGATCGAGAGTGGAGCCATCCGGCGGTATATCACGCGGCTAGAGAGACTGGCTCGTTCGAAATGAAAACTCTTGAGACTAATCAGCTTTTCCCATTGTTTAAGCATAACTACGAAGAAATGGTTAGGCGGGTTATGAGCGGCGAGACGCTTGATATGCCAGTGCAAAAGGCAATTCCTGCAAAGATTGAAATACCGCTCACTCCAGAGCAGGAGGAGGCGAGCAGGGCTAAGGCGTTGGCAGTGTTGGCAGAATTAAAAGGGGCATTTAAATGATCGCTTCAGGAATTAATCACCACATGGCCGAAGTTCCTTTCGAGGACATAGAGCTAATGCGCGCACTTTACGAAGAGGGTTTGCGGATCTGCGACATAGCTAGAAAGTTTGAGATTAAGGCCGACACCGTGCGCCAGTGGGTGCAAATGCGAACTCGGACAACTTGCTAAAACCAATCGGGAGCAAAGCAGCATGAAAGTATTAGTAGCTTGCGAATATTCAGGCCGAGTCCGTGACGCATTTATAGCACTAGGGCATGACGCCATGAGTTGCGACCTATTGCCAACTGATGCGCCTGGACCGCATTACAAGGGTGATGTATTCGACCTTGATCTAACTCAGTTCGATTTAATGATTGCGCACCCGCCATGCACTCACCTGGCAGTGTCCGGCGCTCGACACTTCAAAGAGAAGCGAGAAGACGGCAGGCAGCAAGCGGCCCTAGATTTTGTGCAGAGACTAATGGATGCGCCTATACCAATGATCGCAATTGAGAACCCGATAAGCATTATCAGCACAAAGATTCGCAAGCCTGATCAGATTATACAGCCTTGGCAGTTTGGGCACGGTGAAACAAAAGCTACTTGCCTATGGCTTAAAAACCTTCCGTTGCTAACTCCGACAAACATCGTTGAAGGCCGCTCGGACAGAATTCACAAAATGCCACCATCGCCGGATAGGTGGAAACTTCGATCAACTACCTACCAGGGTATTGCTGACGCGATAGCCGCCCAGTGGAGCAGAGAGCTAAGGAGCAAAGCAGCATGAAAAAACTATTCGCAATACTGCTAACCAAAAAGCTAGGCCAAAGAGAGATTGTCCCAATGAGCATTAGCGATGACGAAGAGGCAGTAAAAGAGAATTGCGCCTCAATGTCGGTAATGTTCCCAGGCACTAAGTACACGCCTTGCGAGTTATGCCCTGTTGAAATGGCCGTGAAGTCGTGAACGCTACCGAATTTAGTCGCTACGACTCTCGCGTTCGCTTCTACGGCTTTACTCCAGATGAAGCGTTCCATTGCCCATCTAACAAACCTTTGTGGATGTATCGACTTGAGCAAGAGAAGGGTATGACCTTCGCTGAGATTGCAAAGCGAGAACTATCCAGAGGCGCAAGAGTTTCAGGGCTAGCAAGAAGCATAGGCAAGTGCCACGCGACCACTTTGTACTGGGTTAGAAAGCTGAGAGAGGCGGGTGACCTATGAGCGCTATGCAGTCAGACGAAATAAGAATCGACTCAGAGCTAGGGCTCGCTGAACACATCCGAGAGCTTCGTAAGGCTTGGTACGACAGCAAGTATCTAATCGTCAAGGTTCGCACTGGAAAGCAGCGCACGATCACTCAGAACAAGGCCCTGCACCTATTTTGCGAGATGTTAGCCGATACGCTAAACGCTCACGGGCTTGATATGAAAAAGACGCTCAAGCCTGACGCAGAAATACCTTGGACAATGATTTCAGTCAAAGAAAGTTTATGGAAGCCAATACAAGAAGCGGTAATCGGAAAGGATTCTACAACGCAAGCAGACCGTATCGAGTATTCACAAGTTCACGATGTTCTAGCTCACCACATGGCCACGAAGCTAGGCGTCACAATCCCTGAGTGGCCACGAAAAAGAGAGGCGGCATGATTTTTAATATCAAAAGATTTGTGTTTCAGCTTTCGTGGGCTAAATCTTTATCTTGGTTTGATGAGACTGGAAGCGGGAAAAAGGTGCATCACGGATTTAGCGTGTGCCTTGTGGAATTAAAGGCTAAGAGAAGTTGCATGACCGCATTGAGAATTATTATTGGGCCAATTTCAATAACAACCGGAATAGCAAGGCCAATCAAGGAGCAATAACCATGCAAGCAGACCAAAACTGGAACGATGTACGCTTTGAGCTTTCAAGATACCCACGATTTGACCGCTCTACTCAAACCGAGATAGAGGATAAGCGTAAAGCCCGCGAAGACTTAGCGGTTCACGTTGACGCATTTATTGCAGGTGGCGGCAAGATTAATTACTGCCCTGCAATGACCGTAACAAGCCGTGAAGAACAAGAACGCCTTCGCGCCGAGGTTCGCGAGAATGCCGTGGCTCGCAATGTTCGGGAGGCTGCGTGATGGCTAATAGCGTATTTGCACTTGCGCTTAGCGCATTTTGGTTGTTGGGCGCGGTTTTAGGTTCTGAAAACGGGGTGCTGCATTCGGTAATTTTTCTAGCGGCAAGTCTTATTTGCAAAGCTATTGAAGAAGGCAAGGCTAATTAAGCGCACAAGCGCAGGAGTGAGGGTATGAGCAAAACAGTAACAACAAGAAGCGGTGTTAGCTTTTTTGGCTTGCTTACGATTCTTTTTATTGGGCTAAAACTTGGCGGCGTCATTGCGTGGTCTTGGTGGTGGGTTCTTTCTCCAATATGGATTCCGTACGCGATAGTCATAGGTTGCTGTCTTGTCGCGCTTTTTATGGTTCTAGTGGCAGCGGTAGCAGCAAGGTGAGGAAATGCCGTCTCCAAAAATGCCGCAAAGAACTGCCGACCAAGAAGAATTCAAACTTCTATCAGTCGGCAGGGTTTTGTGACGTTGACCACATGGCAGAGCATGGGCAAGTGAAGCGCAGGGAGCAGATGGAGCGCAAAGCTAAAGCGGAACATAAGGCGGCAAAGGAAAGGATTAAAACAAAGTCGAAATGGACGCAGGAAGCGCAGCAAGCCGTTAACGCATACGTGCGAGAGAGAGACGCAGCATTACCTTGCGTTAGCTGTCAGAGGCATCACCAAGGGCAATACCACGCAGGGCATTATCGCTCAGTTGGAAGCGCGCCAGAATTGAGATTTGAAACGATACAGATATGGAAGCAATGCGCCCCATGCAATAACCACTTATCGGGCAATTTGATTAATTACCGAATTGAGCTGATTAAGCGCATAGGTCAGAACAAAGTCGATTGGATAGAAGGGCCGCACGAAGCTAAGAAATACACGATAGACGATTTGCGAAACATTCGAGGCGAGTACAGGGCAAAACTCAAAGCATTGAAACAGGAGATGGCGGCATGACTAATGACGAACGCACAGAGATAGACCGACTTATCAATATATTCCTGACCGGCCTTGGTTCTATCTCAAAGGATGCGGGATGGGAAGGCGACTCACTGCTTTCTCGCGTTATTCAGTTTGCGGGATGCCCTCCAATGTCGAGCGGCTATGACAAATCAAATGACTCAATGATAAACGCGATAAGACGTTTACACAGATCAAACCCTGACTTTCCGCGCATTCAATCGGCGGTCAATGCAGGATTGAAGTTTAATTACGATAAGACAATCGCATTATTAGCGAAGCATTATTACCAAGGGTTAAGCGACATTCAAGATCGCGCATATACAGACCAAATGAGGGGAATGAAAGTAGGGCAGAGTCACCAAGTGTTTCGGCATAACGTGAATCGGTCGTACGAGGTAATACAAGGCGAGTTGGATAGAGTTGATATTTATCTCGCATACCACTACGCATCAGTAGCTTAGGAGAGTTCCCGCATGACGAAGGCAAAACAGATTGATATTAAACTGATTGACTACGCCACAGAGCGACAGAAAGAGCACTTGGAGGCGGCTATCAAGCATGGAAGCTGTTTAGCTGCCGACAAGGTGCTAGGGGTGTCCAGGAATTACACAAGCAAGGTTATTAAGGACGTAGAGAGGCGGGCCGCTAAGGCTGGGTATTCTCCTAATGCTGGCGTCAATAGGCCAACGATGGCTGGGTTTGAATTGAAGCGCGTCTCCACATTGGCTCGCAATGATCTTGGCGAGCCTCAGTGGCAGATACAAGAGCAATCAAAAGCAAATCAGGCTAAGGCGCTTCAAGATTACGTTAAGGGTTTATGCGCTGAGATTGAGCAGGTGAAGCCATCAAAAGCCGCCTATCATGATTACGCCTCAGACTTAATGCCTTCGATCTTTATCGGTGACGCTCATATAGGAATGAGAGCTTACGGCAAAGAGACAAAGCACCATAATTTTGATACCAAGATTGCTACCGAGCAGCTTCGCGATGCGGTTGACTTCCTGATTGATAAGGCTGAGCCGGCTGACACTGGATTGCTAGTTGATGTTGGTGATTACACTCACGCAGATAATCACGCAGACACAACGACCGCCGGAACCGCTCTTGATTCAGATACGCGATACCATAGCACCATGTATCAGGCGGCAATGTGCATGCGTCACATGATTGGCCGCATGCTTGAGAAGTGCAAGGAAGTAGTGGTGGTAGTTGCGCGTGGAAACCATAACGATAATTCGGCCCCAGCAATACAATTGATGCTTTCGTTCTACTTTGAGAAAGAGCCGAGAGTGCGGATATTGGATACCGAGTCTTATTATCACTACATAGAGTACGGTAAGTGGCTGCTAGGCATTACTCATGGCGATAAGCAAAAACCAGAGTCTTTGGCCGGTAGCATGGCGCGTGACATGGCTGGAGCTTGGGGCAGAACAACGCACCGCATGTGGTGTACTGGCCACTATCACAAAGAGTCTGTTAAGACGCTGCCAGGGGTTAAGCATAAAGTATTCGCAGCACTCCCGCCTCCAGATAGCTGGCATGCGTCTCGCGGATTTTCTGGAGATGGTGAAATGGAAATGATCACCTTCCGAAAAGAGGGGGGTATTCACAGTTCCCACGTTTACAATATTCCTCGACCAAGCGTTGAGCCGGATGTGCGACTATGAGCAAAAAAGAGTTCGACAACGTAGAGCGGCCCTCCCACTACGCAAGCGGTGAAATTGAGTGTATCGACGCAATGAAAGCTCAAATGACGCAAGAGGAGTTTCAGGGTCACATGAAAGGAAACGTAATTAAATACATGTGGCGTTGGCGAGAGAAGGGCGGTGTTGAGTCTTTAAAGAAGGCTAGATGGTACTTGGATAAATTAATTGACGAATCTGAATAAGCAAGTGTTGACAATCAGGAACAAAAAAGGCACCATTTAGATATTGTGACACAGTTGGCTCTAAACCAACGACTAAGCCCGCCTAGTGCGGGTTTTTTTATGCCTCGATTTCCCTCAGCGCCCCCCCTTAGCGCATTCCCTTAAAGCCCTTCAGAAGTCTCGGAGGGCTATTTTTTTACCGATCATAGGTCACTTATGGAACAAGAGATTTTCAACTGGGCAATTGCCATTACCGGAATACTGGGTGGTTGGGTGCTCAAGACAATCTGGAGTTCGGTGAAAGATTTGCAGAACGCAGACAAAGAGATTATTGACCGCGTTGCCGCTGTTGAAGTTTTGGTAGCAGGCAAGTACGTCACCCGTGAAGACTTCGAGAAAGTTGTGGATAGGCTGTTTACAAAGCTTGACGCAATATCCGACCAAGTTGGGAAAAAGGCAGATAGATGAACCTTACTGAGCTAGTTAAGTCCGTCAAGAAACACGAAGGACTAAGCCTGCTCCCCTATGAAGACACAGAAGGCTTTATAACTATTGGCTTCGGCACAAACATTGATGCAGGTATAAGCCTAGAGCAAGCAAACGCCTTGCTAAATATTCAACTTGAATCCCTGCGCAAAGAGCTAGACAAAAGAATTCCTGACTGGAGCAACCACAGCGATGCTCGTCAAAACGTAGTGCTAGAAATGGCCTACAACCTCGGCATACCTCGATTACTCAAGTTCAAAAAGATGCTAGCCAATCTCGAAAAGCGCGATTACAACCACGCTGCACTGGAAATGTTAAACAGCAGATGGCGGGAGCAAGTTAAAGACAGAGCAATTACCTTGGCGAATCAAATGCAGAGCGGGGAGTTTTCTTAACCCCCAGTGTTGCGCCTATTGTTTTGTTGCTCGACCCAAGTAGACCACTTGCAATTGTGAGGCTCATAAGAGCCTCCGGTATTAATTCTATCGAGAGTTGTGCCCTCTGGCCGATTGCCCATATCGCGCAGGAATGCCTCAAAGCTGGACTGCCACTCTGGGCATACTTTAATGCCACGCCCGCCGTAGTTTTTAAAAGCCATATGGTTGGGGTTGTTGCAGCGAGAGCGCATTGCCTGCCATGAGTTGTACTCTGGCGAAGTCTTAAGACCCATTGTATGTCCGTGCGACAAAGGCTTTGGCTCAAGGCATCCGCAACTGCTGATTAGGCCAGCTTTAACGTGGGATGTTCTTGCTATATGGGTGTTACCGCAGTCGCAGCCAAACAACCATTTATCGCGGTTGCCATTGTCGGTTTGATGCTCTATTGCAGTGAGCATCCCAAACCGCTGCCCGCTTATATCTTTAAGGTGAACGCCTAGCATGCGGCTTGATCTAGTTTCCTTTTGAAGACACCCGCAGCTCTTGGTTTTCCCTGACTTCACTGAGTCGGCTCGCCTTACAACGCGCTTACCGCAGTCACAAAGGAATGCCCAATGCGCTTTCCCGCTTGGCGCGCTAACTTTTTCTATTGCTGTCAATCTTGTAAATCGGTCATTTATGTTCATAACTAATTGTACCAAATCAAGAATTAATAAGCAACGGCGTGAGCAAGTCGGACGCAGAGCAGAAACCCTCGCAGATCAAATGCAATCAGGTGAGTTTAAGTGATTAAAGCCTTCTTTGTTCACGGCTTTAACGTCAAAGACAACGGCGCAAGCACTATAGGCAAGATGCTGCCTTTCTTCGCTAATGCCAACATCTCCACGCAGATGATTACATACGGCCACTTCAATCTGTTTGAGCCTAGATGGGAAAACAAAGCTGTTGCCCAAAGGCTTAAAGATTCGATTCAAGAGGCTAGAGACGAAGGCTATAAAATTATAGTCATTGCTCACTCAAACGGCTGCGACATTACTCAAAGAGCGGCAGAGCAAGGCGCAGTGATTGACAAGGCTGTACTGATTAGTGCCGCCATTGATAACAACATTGAATTTGCTCCATCAATCAAGTCTGTTGACGTATGGCACTCACGAAAAGATTGGGTGCTATTCCTTGCTAAGTTTATGCCATTTAACCGATGGGGTGAGATGGGCAGAACTGGCGCAACACGATACGACAAGCGCGTAAAGAATTTTGATAGATCGCAGAACTATGACGCTCCTAGCTCATGGCACAGCGACCTATTTGCATCCCCGCTCATTGAATACTTTGGGCCGATTATATTAACCGAGTCTTTGTTAAGGCTTGGGTGAAGTCCTAGACCGTTTCGGCGTTGACTAGGCCGCGCAATGGATGGCGCGATGTTCTTAATATCCCAATATCAAGCGAATTATAGGAATATAAGGCATGACCACAGACCCCGCCGAAGTATTCGCAAGAGTGTGGAATGGGCCTAGACAAATGACACCAAAAGAAATTGAAGCAATCCTAATTGAGCGCACACAAGAAGGCCGAACCACGAGGCCAATTGCTGAGCTTTGGAAAGAGTTTGGCATTAATGGCCATGCTAACCAAATATCAGGATTCGACATAGAGGTAGAGGTTAAAGACAGGCTGTTTATCTTCACCTCTCCTGAGCTTCCTGAGCTTCTTGTTATTGATGCGGACATGGGGCAGGCAATTGACGACATAGAGCCCTCAATTAAGGCAATCCTAGAGCTAAAAGGACGACCATGAAACTTACATTAATCGCGATAGCCCTTATCGGCTTAACAGGCTGCACGCTTACTGATGGAAACATCAACACAAGCGCAGACAACTATGTTCGATTAACTGAGTACAGCGCATCAGTTCCTTTGTATGGCGGCGTATCAGGTTGTCAGCTAAGCACTCAAGGCGAAGCGGCTGCCAGCTACACGCTAGAGACTGAGAATTGTGTAGTGAGTGTTGAGCAATGAAAGCAAAGCGCAAAGGAACTAAGCGAGAGCAGTTATTAGTGTTCAGGCTGAACAAAGTAAAGAGAGAATGGCGAGCTTGCATGGAAGCTTTGGCTTACGTAATTACCAATGAATACGAAGGTAGCGCCGAAAGGTTCGACCAAGCAATGACCACTCTTGTGCGTGACATGCAAAGGGCTGCGGCAGAGGCTGCGGCTAGTTCTATTTTCGAGAAAGGCGTGTTTTTGGGTATGGCCAAGTGAGTCACATTCCCTTATTGGGCGGCGGCGGAAATCTCGGTATCTCGACAGGTGGCGCATTGCGCGAATCAATCAATACGGCAATCCCTATTAACGGGAACCCAAGCGCTCCAAACCCTATGACAAATATAATCGCTTCCATTTGTAAGCCTCTTGTTATGTGTAAGCCTATTTTCGCACTAATTACGATTAATAGCATCATGCGAGAAAGAGGCTGATATGAACGGCAAAGGCGATAAGCGCCGCAAAGAAGACAAATCAAAAGTAAACGCTAATTGGCCTTACGAATGCCCGTTTGAACGCAAGCAGGCAGAGCGGCGTGAACGAGAGCAAGCACAAAGATCAACAGAAGTAGACGATGCCAAGTAGACCGCCTTCGCACCGCCCTAGCAGAGCCAACACAGCAGTTCACGCCCCGATTGGGCAGATACCTAAGAGTAGCACTCAACGTGGCTACGGCTATCGCTGGCAGAAGGCTAGAGAAGGTTACTTCCGCTCCAATCCTTTGTGCGTTCATTGTGAAGCAGAAGGGCGTGTTATAGCAGCGACAGACCTTGACCACATTGTTCCGCACAAAGGAGACATGAACATCTTCTGGGATCGGAGTAACTGGCAGGGCCTTTGCCACTCGCATCATTCGATGAAAACCGCGACCGAGGACGGTGGATTCGGAAACGAACGACGGTAAGGGGAGGGGTGGGTCGGATCTCTAGGGCGAAGCGCGCCTAGACCGTGCGGCCCCACAATTTTCACACAGTCAAAATTAGATTTTGAAAATATGAGGTTATTTAAATGGCCAGAGGACGGAAGCCAACTGCCCCGAACCTCAAGGTTTTGGCGGGGACAACTCGCCCTGATCGAGAGGTGCCGGACGCGCCAGAATTCGATCTTATTGAGAAATTCCCAAAGCCGCCACAGCACCTAAATACTGATGGTGCTGAGATGTGGAATAACCTTGGCAAGCAATTAGTGAGTGCAAAGGTTCTCCAGACTGTTGACCTCTATTCGCTTGAGCAACTTTGTGTTGCTTGGCAGATGTTCCGCAAGAAAGCGAAAGCTGACATGGAGGCGACCGCAGCAGAGAACACGGCACTCAAAGCATTATTCTCAGAATTCGGCATGACGCCAGCAAGTCGCAGTAAGGTTTCATCCGGTAGCCCTAAAGCTAAAGGGAATTCTTTTGCAAGCAATGGGAGAAGAAGTGCGTGATTACGTTGCGATCGCAACTGACTATGCAAAAGCAGCGATTAAAGACCGAGGGAGAAAACGCCACGGGCTGCTAATTAGACAGGCGGCTAGAAGGTTCCTTGACGATCTGAAAAGGGCTAAGCGTAAAAACAGTCCTTTCATATTCGACCCTTGGCATGCGAATGACCCTTGTGACTTCATAGAGAAGCTGCCGCATGTTGAAGGAAAGTGGGACACCCCGACGATCACCATGCACCCATCGCATGTTTTCTTCGTTGTTCAGCTGTTCGGCTTCAGGAAAAGAGAGTCGATTGAAATAGAAGGGTTTGGTGAGTTTCGCCCCAGGCGTTACACCTCAGCACTGTTCGCAGTTGCCCGAAAGAATGCGAAGAGCACGCTAAGTTCTGCAATCCTTAATTACTGTCTGTGCTGTGAACCTGAAGAGGGTGCGCAAATCATCAGTGCGGCTACTACGTTCCCGCAAGCCTCTATCATCTTCAACGTTTCAAAACGAATGATCGAGAAGACCCCCGATCTACGCGAAGCCTTTGGGCTTGAGGTTTGGGCAAAGTCTGTAAGTAGATTTGAAACAGGTGCCAGCTTTAAGCCGATACATGCGAAGGCAAGCACTCAGGATGGTTTGAATCCATCGCACGTTGGTCTTGACGAAATACACGCACACAAAACCGCTGACTTGCTGAACGTTCTTACTTCAGCGGCCGGCGCTCGAGCAAATCCCTTGTGGCTCTATACAACCACTGAGGGTTACACGAATCCTGGTCCTTGGGCTGAGATTCGAATGTTTGCTAAGAGGCTGCTTGAAGGTGTTTTCAAGAATACTGCTGATCACTTTCTAGTTGTCTTCTATGCAGTGGATGAGGCGAATAAAACCTTACGCATAAAAGAAGACGATGAATTCGATGAGTCTTGCTGGATAAAGGCAAACCCATTGATGGATGTGAACCCGAATCTTTTAGATGCGATTCGGAAAGATGCGGTCGAGGCGAAGCAGATGCCTTCGAAGCTCGCTGAGTTTCGAATCAAAAGGCTGAACAGGCCTGCTTCAACAGCTGATGGCTGGATTGATCTTACGAAGTGGCAGAAGTGTTCTGGCGCAGTTGATCTGGATTGGCTAGCCCAGTTCCCCTGCTATGGCGGCTTGGACCTTGCAAGCACGACTGACCTTTGTTCTTTCAGGCTTGTATGGGATGTCGAAGGCATCAAATACACCTACGGGCTTCGATGGGCGCCCGAGAGCGCGGTGGCATACAGAACTGAGCGAGGAACAGTGCCTTACGCAAGTTGGGCTGAGACTGGACTGCTCACAATGACCGAAGGCGATGTCGCTGACTATCGAGTGATCGAAGAAGACGTGTTAGCGCTTTGCGAAAGATTCAACGTTCAGAAGATTGCTTTTGATAGGTGGAATGCTAGCGATCTGGTGAACCGGCTCATCGAGGCCGAGCTTCCGATGATTGAGTTTATACAAGGCCCGAAGTCATACCATCCGGCAATGCAAGAGCTTGAACGTGCCTATATCGCGGGGAACTTCGCGCATGGCGGCGATGAGCTTCTAAATTGGTGCGCTTCTAACATCATCAGTCGTCGTGATCAAAATATGAACATGGCGCCAGACAAGAAAAAATCTGCAGACAAGATCGATGACATGGCCGCACTGCTTATGGCTGTTGGCGTAATGCAGTCTGAGGTCGAATCCGAACCCCCATCACCTTGGGAAGATGAAACATTCTCAATAGGATAAACATGCCTTCTTGGAATCCATTTAAAAAAGAGCAGAGAGCTTCGATTGAAAGCCCTACGGTTCCTGTTTCTGCAGAAAACTTCTTAGAGTTTTTTGGTGGTGGCAGCGGCGTCAGTGAATCTGGCGTTAATGTGACTATTGAGGCCGCTATGGGTGTCCCCGCTATATGGGCTGCTGTGAACTTTCTCGCAGGGACCATCGCTGGGCTTCCATTAAAGCACTACAAGAAAACCGATAAGGGAAGAGAGGAAGTTGGTGGCAAGTTGTCGGCAGTCCTTCGCAGGGCTGTTAATGATGAGATGAGCTCATTCGATTGGAGAAAGTATTCTTTCGAAAGAACCTTTACTAGCGGCCGGCAAATTACCGTAATCGACCAAGTTGATGGTGTGCTTGAGAATCTATATCCGCTCGACCCTAAGCATGTAACGGTTAAAAAAGTTAGCGGTAAAAAAATATACAGATACGCGCCCCCTGGTGTGCGCGCAAGAAACTATAAAGCTAGTGAGATAATTGATATACCGTTTTGCTTGAAGCCTGACATGGTTGGTTCGTATAGCCCGATATTGACGAATAAAGACACTATAGGCCTAGCGATTGCGGCAACAAACTATGGGAGTAAATTCTTTCAAAATGGCGGTGTTCCTCCATTCGTTCTTACTGGAACTTTCACAACTGGCAAAGGCCTGAACAGAGCATCGGAAGATTTGCAGTCTGCGATCAAGAACGCTGCGAAAGACAAAAGGCTTGCTCTTACTCTTCCAGCGGGCCACGACATTAAATCGATTGGCGTTGACTTAGAGAAGGCTCAATTAGTAGAGCTAAAGAAATTCATAATCGAAGAGATTGCTCGAATTTACTCTCTACCGCCCACGTTCCTGCAAGACCTTACACATGCCACGTTCTCGAATGTTGAGCAGCAAGATCTTCACTTAGTAAAGCACACCATCAAGCGCTGGGTTGAACAAGCGGAGCAGGAATATAACCTGAAACTGTTTGGTCGCGACAGCACTGATGAATATGTTGAATTCAACCTAGATGGACTATTGCGCGGAGACTTCAAAACCAGAATGGAAGGCTACGCCCAGGCTATTCAGAACTCTATTTACACGCCTTCTCAGGTTCACGAGAAGGAGAACCTACCCCGTCGTGATGAAGCTGATGTCCTACTTATTCAGGGTGCGACCGTGCCTCTGGCATCACAACCAAAAACGCATGAGCCGGCGCCTACGGCTAAAGGTGGCAACGATGAAACATGAAATCAGAACGAAAATGCCAGTTGAAACACCCCCTGCCGATGGCTCTGAGGAGCGCTGGCTACCATCGCCAACATCTTCTGATTATGAGGTTTCCTCGCTCGGCAACGTGCGCAGAGTAACGGCAAGCAAGCGAGGACATTCAGCGGGAATGATGCTGCGACCTCGGCCGAATAAGGCAGGATACCTGCGCATATGTGAGGCTGCCAGAGGCAATGGAAAGCAAATGGACAGGTACATACACAGACTGGTCTGTGAAGCGTTTTTAGGGCCAGCTCCAACATCAAACCATGAAGTGGCGCACTTGGATGGTGATAAGTCGAATAACCGAGCTTCGAATTTGCGATGGGCTACCCACATCGAAAATGAGCGCGATAAAAATGAACATGGTACTCGCCTGTTTGGGGAGGCCGTCGCTCAAGCTAAGTTAACCCCAGCCAAGGTGGTCGCCATTAGGAAAATGATTGGGCAGGCGTCTCAGCGAGTTATCGCTAGTCAGTTCGGGGTTTGTCAGATGACGATTTCAAAAATTGCAAGGCGCGAAACTTGGAGGTGTGTATGAGCATTAAGGGAATTGAGGTTCGATCGTCTATTGCTGCGGAAATCAGGGAGGACGGTGGGAAAATTATGGTGAGCGGATACGCAGCCGTCTTTCATCAAGAGGCTGACATCGGTGGGTGGTTTAGAGAAAGAATTTTGCCTGGCGCATTCACTGAAGCGGTAACGCGAGACGACGTTGTGTTCGTTGTTAATCATGAGGGCTTGCCACTTGCCCGCACACGTTCGGGAACTCTAACCCTAAAGGAAGATGCCAAGGGTTTGTTCATGGAGACCGAGCTTGATCCAGAGGACCCAGATGTACAAGCCATCGTTCCTAAAATGAAACGAGGCGATCTCGACAAGATGAGTTTTGCTTTCACTGCTGTAGTTGAAGAGTGGGATGACAGCGAAGAAACACCCTTGCGAAGCATTAAGGAGGTAAAGCTCCACGATGTATCGATAGTGACGAACCCTGCCTATGACGGCACAGACATCGGACTAAGAAGTTTGCAAGTGTATAGAGACAACAGCGGTAAAGATTTACAGATGCAGCCAAATACAAAGCTGCGTCTGGATAAGAAAAAGACTCTTTTGGGGTCTCAAACCAAGTAGCGGTTCCCGCAACTGGTTGCCAACACTCGCCCTTTGGCAAGGCATTTAATGAGGACTGTCAAATGACACCTGAAGAAATCAAGAAGCAGCGGGAACGCATGGCTGAACTCGCCACGAGCGCCCGATCAGAGCTGGACTCGATTACCGATAAAACGACCGAGTCGGATGCCAAGGCAATCGAAGCGCGCTTCGACACCATTATGTCTGATCACGATAAGATTCAAGCGAGAATCGATCGTGAGCAGAAGATAGCTGATGCTCAGAAACGTGCCTCAGACGCCCGATCTCCTGAATATCCAAACTCTGAAGATCGTGGTGCAGCTGACGAGAAGCTTCCAGAATATCGAGAAGTTTTTGCTAAAGCGATTTGTGGTCAAACTGAGTCTATGACCCCTGAAGAGCGCAAG